AAAATATAACTACAAATTTTGATAAAAAAATCAAAAAAATAAAAAAGAATTTTAAAAAATCAATTTTCAAAAAAGTTTTTAAAAAAATCAGAAATTTATGTTAAATTTGTAGTTATATTTTTTGTTAATATAATATTTAAAAAATTGAATATATAAAATATAATTATAGTAGAAACATATTTACAAGAAGAAAATGAGTGAAGTTGTATTTATTAATCCTACTTTAAACCCTAATAATGCTACTAACAGATTCGAGTTTGATATCCAAAATATAGATTTATCTATAGTAAATGGTATTCGTAGGACTATTTTAACTGATATCCCTAATATTGGATTTATGGGGGAAGAAGTTGGTGATATTGAACCATCTATTACTATCCATAAAAATAACGGTCCATTGCACAATGAATTTATGAAACATCGTATTGGTTTGATCCCAATCTTCTTTACTGAGGAGGAAGTAGAAACATTTAATGAAGGAGACTACGAGTTTAGTTGTGATATTAAAAATACTACAAATGATATGATAAATATTACGACTCATCATCTAAAAGGAAAACATCAAGGTGTTAATATTGAAGAAAAAGAATTAAAACGATTATTTCCTGTAAATGAAATTACAAAAGAACCAATACTAATTACAAGGTTACGTAATAATGAAGAATTAAGCTTTACTTCTAAAGTAATTAAAGCTACATCTAAACTTCATTCTTCATTTTCGCCAGTATCACTGTGCAGTTTCTTCTTTAACGTAGATGAGACAAACGCTAAAGAGACAAACTCTATTTTAGATAAAGAACGTGCATATCAAAAGAATGAATTTGGAGATCCAACAAGTATTCATTTTATGATTGAAACAGAATGTAACTTGAGTTATACTTATATCATATCTAAAGCATTTGAAATATTGATTGATAAGATAGAAGAAATACACCGTGAAGTTGATGTATCTAATAGTTCAAAAGTTAAAATTATAAAGCATACTGAAATTAAAAATACGTTTGACTTACAAATTGTAAATGAAGATGATACTATTGGTAATCTATTCCAATCATTAATTTATAACAGATTTATCCGTAATGATAATAAAGTATATGGAGATAAATATAACATTAGTTACGTTGGGTATGTTGCTCCTCATCCTTTGGATCCTAAGGTAAATATTCGTATGACACTTAAAAATGATAGTGTTACTCCCGATGAAAAAGAATACGTAATCGTATTAAAGGAATGTTGTAGATTAATAGAAGCAGAATTACGTGAAGTTTATAATACTTGGACTCGTTTTAATTAAAAAATCTCTATAAAATCATTAGAGGACTACCCCTAAAGAAAATATAATGTCAATAGTATATTTAGATGAAGAATTACCGGTAATTGATTTTCAAACAGTTATTAGTGGTGATGAAGAATTAATTTTAGATAAAAGTATTGAAACAACAGATAAAAAGATTGGTTTAAATGTCCATTCTTCAGAAGATATTTATAACCAAGTTTTTTTACTTTTACAGTTTTTAAAAGAAGAGATAAATATTCCATTAGAGCAAAAAACGAAAGTTTTTCAAAAACTCATAACTGAAATAACAAGTGATAAAGACTTTAAAATACCTAGAAATGTAGTTCCAGAGGTAGCAACTAAGAGAAAAGATAATAGTGATTTAACAAACTTTATAAATAGTTATAATAATTCTATTAAAATTGAAAATTATAATATCCGAAGAGAGGAACTATTAAAAACATTTAAAGGATATGAAATAATCGAAGAAGACGATAAACAACCAGTATTAGATAATATTTATTCAGGAACAAGAGTAATTCAAGAAGAATTACAACAACCACATATAATATTACCTCAAGACAATTTACATCCAACTGTAAAAAGTTTAAATATTACAAAGGGAATATCAAGTTATGACAGTTCTTATCAAGAATTATCTATGAAAGATAAATTAATAGAGGAATTGGATAAAACATATTCAAGAATATCTATTCCAGAAGAAAACATAAATATAGAAGAAACTATAAAAGAAACAATATCTCAAACAGCAAATATAGATGAATATATTAAGGAATTAAAAGATATAGGCAGTCTATATGATTTATGGAAAGACCTTATGGTAGCAGGTATTAAATTAGAAGATTTAAATAAAGAAACTTTAAATAAATTAGAAGAAAAACTTTACAAATTATATACATCTGAAAAGGATATCTTCTCTTTTTTAAAAGCAACAACAAGTTATAGACCAAGTCCTATAGAATTAAATGAAACAGGTGCTATAGCCTTTTATGAAATACAAAAAGATATATTTAACAAACTGGAACCTATTATAGAAAAACTTCAAACTGATTTGCTTGAAATATACGAAACATTTGTAGATAGTAATAATAATAATTCATTAAATCAAAGTAATGCGTCCTTACCATATACCGCTTATGACATAGTTTCAACAATAGCAGATAATAAAATAAGTTTAAGTGAAGCAATTGAAATATTAAAAATAAGATTATTAAAAGAGCATAGAAACAGAATAGAGAGTTGGTTAAAATCAGTAAAGAAATGGGATGTTCATAGAATAAATGAGAAGGTAACTAAAGAATATGAAAAATACCAGAGAACTAAGATTTCATTTATAGATGAAAAAATATATGGTTGGAATATTCAAGATGAAATTAAGAAAATTAAGAAAGGAGAAATAATTGGATATCAAAAAGATACTTCTATAAATACAGCTGATGATTTATTTAGACAGAATGAAGATATAGATATAATTTTAGAAAAAGAGGACCCAGATGAATTAGAAATACCAATATATGATGATAATTTACCAATAAATATTAAAGACTTAGATGAAGGAAGACGTGAAATATTTGAAATAGTATTAAGAATGTTTATGATTTTAAAAAATATTTCAGGACTTCCATTAAATTATGAATACTTATACGCAAATATACCACAACAACTAAGGAAAACAAAGATTATTCAAATTAAAGATAAAATAACAGACTTGAGTGAAGAAGTTTATAATATTCTTGAGAAGGAGAATGTGTTAAATAACAATAACATTTCACAACTAATATCACCTGGTAAGTTTAATGAAATTAAAAGTTCTATTATACAAATTGAAGAACAATTTATAAAAGATATTGAAAAACAACTATATCATTTATTAGCTTGGTGGATTTATGATATTCAAATTCACGTTCTGTCAAGAACATTAAATTTTAGAGTATGGGATGGCTCACAAGAGCATATTGGCTTATGGACCCCTTATGGTTATCCTCTCGAACAAAATAAAAATACTAAAGAAGGAGTATTACCATATATTCAACACGTTATAGGGGATTTAATAAATACACAAGGAACAGTTTGGAATATGTATATGAAAGGTTCTTATTTATCAAAAATACATGATGAAATTGTAAATGTTTTATCTTCAAGTGAGTTTTATGAAAAAGTATCTTATTTACAAGAACATTTTAAAGATTTTGAGAAAAAACTACCTAATAAAAAATTAATATTTAGAGGTGAAAAGATTATTCAAGATTTGAATAACACGGTTAAAAAAAAAGAAAAAGACAAATATTTGAAAGATTATATGAATTTCTTAAATAATTTGCCGTCTATATTGATACAGTCAAGTATTGCTAAAAAGATACATATAGGATGTTGCTTACAATTATTAAGTGAAAAATACCGTTCTGATAAAGATTATTGGATTAAATTAAATAGAAATATTTTCAAATTAAAAAAAGCATTTGTAGCTGATAAATATAATAGAGATAAAAGACCAAGACTATTAAATATTAATAAACAAGAAATAGAAGAAGATAAAGATGAAAAAAGAATAGTGTATATAGAAAGGGAAAGTAGTAAGACAGATACAAGTTTATGGAACTTAAATGATATATTACCAGATATAGAACAATATATACCTGTTAGTGATTACAATAAATTATCTACTGGTGGAACACAAGATATTATTAATGTTACAAATAAAAACTTAAATATTTACAATAAAATGGTTAAAGATAATACTGTAATTGATTTTATTAATTCAACAGATGATAATTTACAATATTTAATAGAATTATTTAGAAATATTATTAAGTCACAAAAGAACACTATAGAAACAAATTATAGAGCTAAACATGGCGAGTTACAATATTTAAGAAGTCAATTTGAGAAATTATACAAATTGTTTGATATAATACTTGATAATAATTCTTATCTTAATGAATTAAGAAATATACAAAAAATAAGATTAGTGCAGTATTTTATATCACGTCAAATTTGTTTCCCTGCTAAACCAGAATTAGCAAGAAACGATAATTTAGTAATAAGAGAAAATAACTTAGAATCTACCTTATTACAAGACTTTATACTGTCTCATCAATATAATAACTTAAAAATATGGGTAGTTCAAAAGAGTTTTAACAAGACTTTCAAGTTTAACGAGTATATTTCAAAACAAAGGGAGCAAGAAAACATTACAAAGTTAAATATTGTAAATATAATGAATCCTGAAGAAAGAAGATTATATGTAGCTACAAAAAAATTAGGTATTAGTGAATTAGATGAATATAAGAGGCAGTTTGAGAAAGGGTTAGAAGATAAACAACAGTTGAGAGAAGCTGTTGATAAACATGAGGAGGAGGGAGAGGAAGAAGTATATCCAAGAGGTGAAAATGGAGACGAAACAGATCCAGATAGTCTAAATGATTAAAGGGATTATTAATTTAAATTAACACGATGAGGTATCTTATTATCACTCAAAGAGCTAATACATTCTTTTTCTTGATTTGTACCAAATACATCAGTATTACAATATTCATCAAATAATTTATCATCCATATTAACTACAGCATCAGGGGTAATGTAATCAGCAGGAGAAACATTAATATTGTTATTTAGTGCATCAGTTGGTTCAATTTCAGATATTTGGTCTTTAGTTAAAGTTCCTATAATATTTAAGTGAAGAACGGTTACATCCCATAATCCTTTCATCTTATCAACTTTAACAAATATTTCAATATGCTTACCTACATTATCATTCTCTCTTAATAATACCATATTTATGTTGAGAATATAAGAAGGTAGTTTCTTATGAATACGGTATGCAACTAATGTAGTATCTGCGATTCTAATATTATTTAATAATAAAGATTGTTTGTTGGGTATTTGTAGATATGTTGAAGTTTTTACATTATCCTCAATAAACTCAACGGTGTATTTAAAAGCATCCTGAATAATGGAAGGTGTTACACGATTTACAGGTTCTATACTCCATTCATTTTGATTAATAGGTATATCTTCATTTACATTAAAAGTTTTGTATAGTGCTTCGATATACTGTTTATTTTCTAATTCGTATTTATTTACCATTTCATTATCTTTTTTGATGTTTTCTGTAATAAGTTCAGTATTGATATATTTATTCTCAACATCATCTAATCTATTAGTATGAGATAAAGGAGTATTAAAACCAGGGTAACTATCTTCAAAGAACTCAATACGTTGTCTAAACCATAATATAACAAAAACTGCTAATAACATTATTAATATCCAATAGTTCCAATAAACTATCATCTTTTATGTATTATACTTACTCTAATTATAGATAATAGAAATAAAATAAGTATAAAATATTTTATATAAAGGAAATTTAAATAGAAGTTTTGACATTTTGAATATATAATTCATCATTAAAATCATTTATTCTGAATGCATTTTCTTGTTTAGGTAACTCACAAGCAGTCTTTTTTGTATGTGTTCCAATCTTACCTTCAAGCATAAGATTGAAAGCAATCGATACTCTAAAACCCTCTTGTTGTGGAATTACAGAATGTTTAAGCCATGATGGAAACAATATACACATCCCCTTTTTTGGTTTGATATGGAAAACAAATGCATTAAAAAAATTTGCATATTGTGCAGGCATGATTGCTGAACGAACATCGGCTCTTGGGTCGTAAAACTCAATATCTGAGTTATCATCTGTCATGTAATAAACACCAGAAATAAAACTATTAGGATGAGTATGTCGATGAAGGTCTTCTTCTCTGCGATATACGTTTGCCCACATTCCATTGCATACGATATCATCATATTTATATTGCATGAACTTAACATATTCTTTTCCAAGTTTAGTTACTAGTTTTGAAAGCCATTCAAACTCTGGTTCGTTATGTAAAAAGTCTTCTGTTTGCCAATTACGAGAATATTTAGGATAAGTCGGACGACTACTAGCTTCTTTCTCTAAGATTAATTTGAGAAGGTCATCATTTTCTTTTTCATATCCATTACATTGAAACTCTCTAACAACTGTTGGAAACAGAAGTTTAGGTTCGATTGCATCAATAAATTTTTTTACAGAAGAGTTGTCTAATATTCCATTTTCATCTTTTAGTGAAGTAGAAATTGAAAGTTCAAGGTTAGGTTTTTGATCTTTTATTTTAATTTCTTGTTCATCCCATTTATTTTCTATACTATTCCATATTCTAATTTTGTTTTCTTCTAAAGGACCTTCTGGAATTGGAGTTTGTGTAGCATAAGCAGGAATCAAATATACTCCTGGTTCTAAAGGACTTTCATCTGCTTTTGAAGTTCCTAAAAATTCTTTTGTAATTGGATGCCAATTATATATATCCATAATTACGCTAAAATTATATATTTTATATATTAAAATAAACTAATATTTAATACAAGAAAGAAGAGATACATTTTTAGGTCTTGTTTCAGGATCACCACCACCTGTAATTGTATGGGTATGAGAACCACCACTACTAGTAACACTATTACCTCCTCCTCTTGCCCAAATAGCAGTTGGTCCATCCCCTGCTTTAGTTTGATCACCGAAAGACCCTACACCACTAAGGGTATTATGATTATGATTTCCTGGGTTATCTGTTGTAAAAGAAGTATTTGGAAGTTTTGTGCTATCTCCTTGTGAAACACCAAAAGCACGACCACTATCTATTCCTCTTCCATCATCCCATCCACGTATAAATTCTCCTCTTAGATCTGGTAATTGAAAAGTACTTTCACCATCACCAGCACCGAAAGTTGTCCCAATAGCATTAAATAATTCTGCATAAGTAGTTCTACTAATAGTTGCACCATTACATTTTAACCAACCTTCAGGAGCAGTATTTCTCGCAAAATATACAACTTGACCTACTATGCCATCTTTTGATATAATAGAACCTCCAACATTTATTTTACCATTTACATCTAATTTTTGTAAAGGAGCATTAGTTCCTATACCAACGTTCCCATTATTATCGGCTACTAGGTTTAAAGATAAACTACCTACTAAATCTTCAACAGCAATTGACATCAATAGCTAACTTTATAATAAGTAAATAATTTTTATTTATAGACAATAACGAAATATTTTAGCAAAAAATAAATATTTTACAAAATTAAGGAGATAATATACACATGGCAGTATTTACACTCAATAGATGGCAAATAGCTTTAACTTTATATTTAATAATAATTGGAATTTTACTTATTATCAAACCAGCTATGATGTTTTCTAAAGATGAAACTCCTAAAATGTGGGGACTTGGAACTTCAGAACAAATAAGTGTATTCTCACCTATGATAGTATTCCCAGTATTAGCAATTTTATCTTATTATGTTGCAGTATTTATAGAAATATCTTATTCATAATAAATGATTTAAAAGTCTTTAAATATTATTTTTATATAAATGTTAATGAATGACAGAAGAACTTTTTGACATAAAATCTTATGATGAATTGGTTGGAAATAAATCATTATTAGAGAATTGCGATATTAGTATTAAAAATATTAATAATGGAGAAATAGTATTATTATACGGGCATTCTGGTGTTGGAAAAACAATTACAGTAAAACTTTTAACAGAAAAATATTTTAATGAAGTATTGTGGATTGATACTTCACTATGTGATAATGGAAATGATATTCTTGATAGAATAATAAAGTTTCATAAATGGAAAGATATAGTTAAAATTTTTTCAGACTTTAAAATAAGTGATATACAAAATACATCTATACAAAAGAAATCAAAAGTTATTGTAATTGATGAACTAGAAAGTTTTATTAAAATAGATAGGTCAATTCTCAATACTATTAATAATGAGTATTGTAATAAATATAGCGGAACTTTTATCCCTATTATATTTATTTCTCATATAGAAACTGCTAATAAACTTGGAAATATAAAAGATTTTATAAATATACAAATTAATATACCAAGAATAAATGATATAGATATGTTTTTATTTTTTAAAAAGAGATTACCAGCAAGGAAAATAAAATTAGATACGTTAATGAATATATGTGAATCATCAAATGGAAATATAAATATAGCAATTAAATCAGTAATAGGTATATTTAATACAAAGAATAAGAAAAAAGTTACAAAAGATTTTTTAAATGATAATTACAAAGGGGAAGAGCAGAAACCCTTTCAAGAAATATTCAATTGTGATAATAATACTACTATACCAAATTTATTATTTCAAGATACTTGGATGAATCCTTTAAAGGTTCATGAAAATATTATAAAAATATTAGATGATAAAACATATATAATTTTTCTAAAAAATTATATTAATTTTGAAATAATATCGTATAAATTAAAAGATACTGTTTTTGAATATACAACATCAATATACTATTTATCTTATATAATTGTGTATTGTATATATTTACAAGAGAATAAGAAAAAGTTAGATAATATGGATTTCTCAAAAATGTTAAGTTATATTTCAACAAAAAAGAAGTTCAAAAAGATGATTATTAATAGATGTCCGAATAATTATCCAATTGATGATATTGGATATTATTGGCTATACTCTGAAAATCAAAAAAATAAATAATTTTAGAAAAATATATTTCTTTACATTAAGAAGATTATATAATGCAGAATAATAAAAACTCAGTTCTATCAAGAGTATCTAGCAAATTAACAAGTGGAATTAAAAGTGTTACTGATACTGCAAAAAAAACAAATACTGTAGTTTCATCAAATGTAGAAAGTGTTAAAAAATCACCTTCAATTGGATTTATTCTTGTTTCTTTCATTATTGGTTTAGTAATACTATTTATTGCTTACTATCTTTTTGTGTTCTTTAGTCGTAAAATTACAAATAAGCAAGTAACAACTATCTCAGGTAGTGAAGGAAGAAAAGGTTCAGAAGTAGCAAAACTTTCAGGTGGTTCAATACCAGAAAGTTCAAATGGTAAAAGAAAAACTATGATATTTTGGATGTATATTCACGACATAGATAAGTTCTCTGGAGAAAACTTTAGACATGTGTTCCACGTAGGTGATGAAAATCTTGCAGGAGCATCTCCAGTTGTATTCTTAGATGGTAAGTTAAATAAATTATATATTAGTTTTACTAAACCAGAAGAAGGTAAGTCGTTCGAACAAGCAATCAAGGATATAGAAACTGCTAATCCAGGGAAGACAAAAGCAGACGCACTTAAGATGTATCTTTCTACACACGGTGTAATAGTAGATTATATTCCTTTACAACGTTGGGTGCAAGTAGCTATAGTTGTAAATGAAACAGTAAATGCTGGATATATTAGTGTATATGTAGATGGTGAATTAGTTAAAACTGTTTCATCAAATGACAGCATACAATTAAGTGATGGTTCAATAGTAGAAGCATCATTCCAACAACTAAACCTTGACAAAAAAGGAAATGTTTATATTGGAGGTGATGTTCGTAACTCAAATATGACTACAGGTTTCTCTGGATTAGTAAGTAACATCGTTTTTGCTAACTATGACATGAACGGTAAAGAAATAAGAAAATACTACCACGATGGTCCAATTAATAGCATAACTGGTAAATTAGGATTAGGTAATTATGGTGTTAGAACACCTGTGTATCGTATATTATAGAAAATTTAATTATAGTTAATCTAATATACTTTTTAATCTAACATTTTATTGAATCGATGTTCTAATAAACTTCTATTAGGTTTATCTCTTACTTTATATTCATATCCAATAACATCTAAACTATTTTCAGAATATTCTACATCATAAACAATAAACATATTAAAATAATTAAGAATACAGAGATATTCGAAATCTTTCTCGTTTTTTTCTTCTAAATAATAAGGTTTAATTGAGTTTAAGTATGTTCTATTAGATATATAAATGTTATCTTTATAATTAGTTATTATACGATTATATGTTTCTTTTTCTTTATTTGCTTCTTCAATACGCTCTTTAAATTTAACTGCGTGTGATTTTTTAACAAATGATAATAAATATGTGTTTGAGTTTTCAACCACTTCAACAGTATTCATACTGTCACCGTAAGATTTTTCTACTATTAAATCACTTTTATGTAATCCATAATAAGTATTATTTAATTTAAGAAGGTATAATTTATAATATGTATATGGTATATAATTTTTTAAAGTTGGAATAAAAAAATATTTTATCATACTATTATTTATTAATTTTATTTATTTTATTTATTTTATTTTATAATATAATATTATTTTTATATTAGTTTTTTCTGTTTATATACTAAGAGAGTTAATAATTTATATAAATGGAAAAATATCTTCAAGTAATATACGCTTTATTATTAGTAATTATACTATTCATAATAGGTTTCTTTATTTATAATTCCGAGTTTATCAAGAATATGAGATTAAAAAATACTATAAAAGAAGAAGTAAAAATATTTGAAGGGATAAAAGATTTTAGTATTGCTAAAAATCAAGAATATAATACTTCAAATCCATTATCATTATCTTACCGTAAAATATCACAATCTTATAATCAGACTGGTGGAATTGAATTTACATACAACTTTTGGTTATATGTAGATAATTCTTTATATGACAATAGTTCTAAACAAAATAATATAATTGAACCAGATGCTGGTTATACATATGATAATATTGATTCACAAACAATATTATTTATGAAAGGAACAAAACAATTAAGCAAATACAAGAATATTTGTGATAAAGATAAAAAAGACATTCTTGTAAAATGTCCTTTAGTAAAATTAGAAGATTATGGTAAAAATATTACTGTAGAATTTAATACATTACAAGGACCTGAAGCTATTAAAGAAAATACTAAGAATGTTTGTAATGAACAAACAAGTAATTGGACTGTAGCAAATATTCATAAATTAACAGCTAGAAATATCAATAGACAAGAGTTCAATAAAAAATGGATTATGGTTACTGTTATTTTACAAGATACAACATATGTAGATCCTGTTCCAACACGTTATAAGGTTAGATGTAAGATGTATGTAAATGGTCTTAAGGAGCTTGATAAATATGTAGATGGCAAATTATTTAGTAATGTTACAACATTTGATACTTCAAATAATTATAGTGTTCTAAAAGTAAATAAAGGTAACTTATATATTGCTCCTACTATAAGTATTACAAATGACCAAAACTATAAAAAAGATATTAAATTGCCTGATAGTGACAAGAAATTAATGATGGCTGATTTAACATACTTTAACTATGCTATCACAGAAGAAGAAATAAATGGTATGTTTTCTGAAAGTGTAAGTAAAAAAATGGCAGCAGATCCAGGAGAAGATGGTGATGTTAATAAATTAGTAAGTAATGATGAATTATCAAGTAAATCTGATGAAAAGATGTTAATTTCCTAATTTATTACGTAATTTATCACGTAATCTAATTTCATATATTCCAGATTTTTTAGAGGTATATAGACTTGTATATAGTGGAAAACTGCTTAATAAATATTTACAAGATTCTTTAGATGTTTCAATTCTATCTTCATTTCTTACCTGCATACCACCTTTCTCTTTATAATAGTTAGTATCTAAAGTAATATAGTTATACCTAATAACACATTTATCAAATGTGTATGCTAATAACGTTCTTTCTACATCTTCTTTTTCTTCTAAAAAAACATTTAGATAACTTTTATTTATACAACCCCAGAATGCTCCTACTATAAACTTTAAATCATAAGTTATTTCAGGTAAATCTTTCATAAAGTACCCATTTTTTACTGGATAAATACCAAATAATGTAGCGTTATTTTTATGTAGATTATTAAAAGCGTCTTCTAAAAATTTTATAAAGTTTTCTCTATTAAATGATTGTAATTCGTATCTCTTAGAAGATTTAATATCTTTAATTTCGTTATTTATTTTTAAAAATTTAAAATCTTTAATATCATCGTCAATACAAACTAATTGAGTATTTTCAGGAAAATAGGAATGTATAAAGTTTCTCATATGATTTAGTCCAAGAGGTCCTATAACTATATTAATATTTGGATATAATGACTTAACAGTCTTAGTATATCCATCAAACTCTTCTTGAATTACAAAAATATATATACTATTCTCATCTACATTGTATTCATTAACTAATAATTTAAGAGTTTTATTTACAATTAAATTTATTCTTGAGAGAGATGGAATAATAAATTTCATTAATATTTATGCATAAATTTTTTAACATAATTTAAACAATTCTTTTAGAGTAGTATTATAGAGTAGTATAATATAAAGTAAAATATGGCAGGAGGAGTAATTCAATTAGTCGCCGTTGGCGCACAAGATCAATTTATATCAGGTTCTCCAGAGATTAGTTATTTTAAAATGGTTTATAAGAGACATACCAATTTCTCTATGGAAAGTGTCCAACAAACATTCAATAACAAGCCTACATTAGGAAGCGGTAGCAGTCAATTTATATGTAGAATAGGCAGAGTAGCAGATATGTTAAAAGAAATATATTTTCAATATCAATTACCAGATATTTACTCAAATCAAAACTTAAGATTTAGATGGATTGAAAATATATCTCAATATATTATTTATAAAACACACATAAGATTAGATACGCAACTTATAGACGAATTATATGGAGAATGGATGGATGTTTGGAATGAATTAACATTAAGTGAAGATCAAAGAAATAGTTATAATAAAATGACAGGTAATACAGTTGATTTTAATAATCCAAGAACAGTAAATCCATATGTTATAATAAATAATAATGATATAAACTTTGAACAATATCCTGAAGGTTCAAGTTCTGCAAGTCCTTCTATTAGAGGAAGGAGGTTCTACTTGCCCCTCCAATTTTGGTTTACTAAGAACCCTGGATTAGCATTACCATTAATAGCATTACAATATCAAAACTTAGAAGTAACAGTTGAATTACGTAACATAAACCAATTATATCAAGTATATGATATAGTAAATGATATTTATGTAAGTCCAACAGAATATCAAACAAGATATCCTAATAATAATGTTACAACAGTTGTAAATGATGTTATTGTATCACCTGCTCACTATAATCTTAATGTATCAGCAAATAATGATGTATCTATCAAACGTTTCCTTGTTCCAATTGGTTCTAGTTATGAGAGTGTATCAGGAGTCATAGATATTAATGCAACATTAGAATGTAATTACATATTCCTGGATGAAGATGAAAGAAAAGTAATGGCTTTAAATAGTCATGATTATCTTATAGAAAGAGTATATCGTCTTGATAAAGAAGGTATATTAGAATTAGATACAATTGATTTAATATTACAGAATCCAGTAAAAGAATTAGTATGGATCACAAGAAGAGGAGATACACAAAAATATAATAATTGGAGTAACTTTACTAATAGCTTAGATGGTTTATCAAATAATCATATTTTGAATACAGCAAGACTATTATGGAATGGTATGGATCGTTTTGAAGATAAACCTGCTGAATATTTCAATTATGTTCAACCATTCCAACACCATACGAGAAGTCCCAGAGATGGTATTTATGCATACAGTTTTGCTTTATATCCTGAAAAGATACAACCATCAGGTAGTTTTAATGCTTCAACTATTAATAGAATACAGATGTATGTAACTACAAATCCAGTATTAGATAATTATGAATATCAATTTGTAGTTTATTCGAGATATTATAATATATTCCGAGTTGTTTCTGGTTCTGGAGGCATGGTTTATGCTAACTAGAAAAAATAAAAAAGAGCTTTAATAATCATTTTTCAAAAAAAGTTTTAAAAAATCAAAAATTTAACATAAAATTGTAGTTATATTTTTATATTGTTTTATTATAATAGATATATTTAATGCAATTAATAACTGTAATATTATTAATAATAGCAATCTATATAGTGTATGGTATATATCAATCTTATAACAATATAGTAAAGGAGTTAAAACAGATTAAAGAAAAGTGTATAAATGAAGGTGTTAGTAAAAAGGAAGCTTTTACAAGCTATATAAATGAAAACTATGTGAAAGACCAAATAGTTAATACTAAGAATGGTATATTAACCACATTAAAATCAGCATTAAAAAATGTTTCTTAAAATAGATGATTTAAAGTAAAAAGGCTATTAATATACATATAAATGGGTAGATCACGTAAAGTTCCAATAAATACTGATGATAAACCAAAAACAACAAGAAAAAGAAAAAATGCCAAAAAAGAAGAAGAAGTAGAGGTAGAGGTAAAAGAAGAACATGTAATAGTTCAATTACCTATAAATACAGAGACAGTTTCATCTATTTTGAAAGAAAATGATATTATGTTAAATCCATTAGAATATATGCCAAATCTTATAGACCCTTTACCATATTCAAGTGATAATTATTATGAAACATTAAATGGTTCTTGTGATAATAATAAAAATAATGAACTACAGAATAGTGGTAGTGGTAGTGGTAGTGAATCTAATAATTTACAAATAGGTAATAACAATAATATAGATGTTAAAAATACAGAAGATAATTTTGAATCAAATAAAAGTAATTGTTGTTATTGGTGTTGTCATTCTATTGGTCCAAAAGAGTTTGGTATGCCAATAAAGTACGATACAATACACAAGACTTTTACAACATTTGGATACTTTTGTTCTTTAGAATGTACCGTTGCTTATAATTATTCAGCTAATATGGGTAGTGATAGGATGTGGGAAATACATAGTTGGAT